GCATCCAGCCGGTACCGCGCGTGATGTATGAGAAAATGAATCTCGACTGGCAGAAAAACTATGCCACGATATTCATCAGCAAAAACGTGATCGATATCGCACGCGATGTTTCCGGAGATCAATTCACCTATGGCGGCCGTACCTATATCGCCGAAAGCCGAACCGACTGGTTCTTCCAGGATGGATGGGATTCGATTCTGTGCATCGAGGTGCCTGCCACGACGCCGCCACTCGTTCCGCCGGTGGAGGCCTAAATGCTAGATTATCAGCTTTTCCAGATTCTGATCGCCGCGATCGAGGCGGCACAGCCGGCGTTCGGGTTACCGAAAAACGGTCTGGTGCCGAGCGTGCCTATCTATCAGCGGCCGCAAGTTACCCAGCAAGGCATCCCGACTGGCCCCTGCGGATTCCTTCAGATCATCGGCAATCATCGGTACGGAACGATCGAGCGCATCGATCGCTGGGATGAGGACGAAGAAAAAGAAATCCACACAGAGGTGCAAAATTATCGCACCACGTTCCAATTCGACGCTTTGGCGACTCAGGATGCGGCGACGGAAGTGCAATATAGCGCCTCCGATATCGTGAATTTGCATGCGGCTCTGATACAGAGCGACCGCCTTATTGCTGAATTGCAGGCGCTAGATATCGGCATCGAACGGGTTATCCGCATCGGCAACGTTCCTGTGGTGGATGATCGCGACCGCTTCGAGCTTGCGCCGAGCTTTGATTTCACTATCACGCATAAACAGGTTGTGCAGAGTGAAATTCCCGTGTTACAATCTACAGAAATCAGGCTTCGATCGGTATAAGGGGGAACTATGGCTATTTCATTAGATCGCTATGTGGATATTACTTCCGGAGTTGGCGCGGCAAGTTCCGTTGCAACCCGTGAACTGATCGGGCGCTTCTTCACCGCAAACACGTTGCTGCCAACGAACAGCTACCGAGAATTCACTTCATCGGAGCAAGTCGGCGAATACTTCGGCTTCAGTTCCGACGAATATAATCGCGCAGTATTTTACTTCGCATGGGTGAGCAAAAATATCACCGCTCCACAGAAAATCAGCTTTGCCCGCTACAACGCAGCCGATACGGCTCCGCAAATCTTCGGCGCGCCTGGCACGCAATCGATCGGCCTCTGGACTCCGATCACGACCGGTGCATTCTCACTCACGATCGCTGCACATACCGAGGCCTTCACCGGCTTGGATTTCAGCGGCGCTGCAAACCTTGCCGCTGTTGCCGCAATCATCCAGACCGCAGTTCGCGCATCTGATGCTGCTGCACAATGGGCTTCGGCCGTTGTCACCTTCGATGCGACCCGTAGCTGCTTCAATTTCACCGGCGGCGCTGTAGGCGAAGCTGCTATCAGCGTAACGGCTGGCGGCGGCGGCAACGATATCGCGCAGCTTCTGGGATGGATCAATCCGGAATCCACCATCATCTCGGATGGCGCTGAAGGCAAATCTGTTGCTGAAACGCTCACCTTCTCGACCGATCAATCCGATAACTTCGGTTCGTTCACCTTCATGCCGACGCTTTCAGAAGATGATATCGTGGCGGCGGCTACTTGGAATAACGCCCGCAACGTGGAATTCATGTACTCGGTGCGCTGCACCTCTTCGAACGCAGAAGATCTGAGCAACGCTCTCGAAGATATCGGTGGCGTCTGCCTGACGCTGGCTCCGATCTCTACCGAATTCCCTGAACAGGTTCCGATGATGATTCTCGCCGCTACCGATTACACGGCGCTGAATAGCACGCAAAACTACATGTTCCAGATTTTCAATCTCACCGCTTCGGTCAGCACCGATGCGAATGCCGATCTTTACGATGGCTACAACGTGAACTACTACGGCCAGACCCAGAGCGCGGGTCAGGTTGTGGAATTCTATCAGCGCGGTGTGATGATGGGCCTTCCGGTGGATCCGGCCGATCAGAACACGTACGCCAACGAAATCTGGCTGAAGGATACGGCTGAATCCGCGATCCTCACTCTTCTACTGGCGTTGTCGAAAGTCAGCGCAAACAGCAAGGGCCGTTCACAGATTCTGGCAGTGCTCCAGAGCGTGATCAATCAGGCTATCCTGAACGGTACCATCAGCGTAGGCAAGCCGCTGACTCCGACGCAGAAGCTGTATATCGCTGAACAAACCGGCGATGCGAAGGCTTGGTATCAGGTGCAGAACCAAGGCTACTGGGTTGATGTTCGAATCGTTCCATATACCGAAGATTCGGTGACGAAATACAAGGCCGTTTACACGCTGATCTACTCGAAGGACGATATCATCCGAAAAGTAGAAGGCCGCGATATTCTCATTTAAGGGGGACTGAACTATGGCTAATAATATCACCGGTTTCGGCGCGGTCATCACGATTGTTGCCTCCACCACTTTTCCGGTCGGCTTTCCGGTAACACAATTCGCCGATGACAGCGACCCGATCGATATGGCTTCGATCCAGATCGCCGATACCGCGATGGGCTTGAACGGGGATCTGATCTCATGGGCGAAAGCGAACGCGCTTCCGGTCGTGCTGAACGTGATTCCTGGCTCTGAAGACGATCTCAATCTCCAGATTCTCGCTGATGCGAACCGCGTCGGTCAGGGAAAATCATCGAATTATGACAGCATCACCTTGACCGCTGTTTATCCGGATGGCAGTATCGTGGTGTTCACGGGGGGCGTGATCACTGACGCTATGTTCGGCAAATCGATCAGCAGCGCCGGCCGCTTGAAAACACGTTCCTATGCATTCAAATTCGAGCAGAAAAATGGGGCGTAATCATGCACGGGCTACTCAAACCAGTCACTAAGACTTTCCACGATCTGGATGGCAAAGCCCACGAGATTATCCTTTCCCGCTTCGATGCAATCACCGGCCGCGAAATCATCACGAAGTATCTGATGAGCAATCTGCCGAAACTCGGCGATTACGAAGTCAGCGAAGAGGTAATGTTTAAGCTGATGAGTTTCGTCGCCATCCCAGCAGAAACCGAGCTTGGCTATACGCGCCTGACCACGAAAGCGCTGGTCATCAACCATATTCAGGACTGGGAGATGCTGGGCCGAATCGAGAAGGAGATGATAGCCTATAACTCAAGTTTTTTCCAAGCGGAGAAAATTTCAAGTTTCTTCGAGTATCTGGCTCAGATGTTCCTGCAGAAAATTTTCGCCTTATCCACCCAATCTTCGGCACAATCATCTCCGCAGGAAGGGCAACCCTCCAAGAACTCCGCACCATCTACGACCTAGAAGATGCGCTGATAATTTACGAGTGCATTATGGTACCGCGCTATAACCAGAGATTAGCCGCCCAGCATGCCAAAGCGAAACGGGGAGGCAAGTAATGGCGTTTAATACTTTTTTTCTCCTCTTCAAAAACGATGCGGCGAAGTCGAAGAAGGACGTAGGTGAGCTTGAAAAGCAGATCGATTCGTTGCGCTCGAAGGGCAAAAAACGGACTGAAGAAGAAAACTCTCAGCTAAAAGACGCGGTCAAACGCCACAAGGAAATCCAGAAACAGATGAAGGAGTCGGAGAAGGCCACCGAACGTCTCGGTGATGCCATTACTTCCGCCGCCGCCGCCTATGTTTCATTTTCGGCCATAAAATCCGGAATCGTGAACACCGCCGAATTCAACCGGCAACTCAGCGTTCAGAGCAAGAACCTGAATCTGAACACGCAAGATATGCGTGCCTATAGCGCCGCCGTGGAAAAAGCCGGCGGATCACAGGCCGCTTTCCTGTCTCTGGTCGAAGGTAAATCCCGCGAGGCCGCTGCTGCTGGTCTGCCTTTCGATATGAAGAAGTATTTCAGTGGTCTCCGTGAATTTATGAAGAACATGGATGAAACCGGAAAGCTGATGGTTCTATCCCAGCAGGGCATCACCGATCAGGGCTTGACCAGCCTTCTGATGGGATCTGATGAGGAATTCGAGAAAGGCATCAACGCTGCCTATGAATACGCCAAGGCCACCGAAGCGGCCGATAAGGCTAGCCGTGAATTCGGTGAGTCGCAGAACGAACTCAGTCAGTCGATCAGATCGTACTGGAGCAATGTCGGTGAAACCGTTTTGCCGGTGCTTTCATGGATGGCGCGTGGCAGCGCCGAAGCGGTTCAGAATATCAACGAAGATTCTCAGTCGGTGCATGAATCGTTTGCGCTTATGTCGGCCGGCGCATTGCTGGTGGGCGGAGCCGCGCTAAAAGCTACCTCTGGCGTTCTTGGCTTAGGCGGCGCCATCGGGGGTGCTGCTGGGCTGGCGACTGGATTCGTTGGGGTGCTGGCGCGCGCGCTTGGCATGCTCGGTGTTCTAGCCGCGCAGGCCGCGATGATCGGCGGCGGGATTGCCGATATCGTGAACGGAACCAACAACTCACTTCTGGGTAAAGGTGGCCGATGGGCTGCTGGCTGGCTTGATCGCATCGGAGACGGTCGCGATGGGGAATCTGATATTCAGATGATGGATCGGGCCAAGCGTGAGTATAAGCGCGGGGGTGGCATATCGAGCGACACCGGCGGCGAAGGCATGGCCTATTATATGAGCCAAGGCTATA